AGAAGCTTGTTCATTATTTTCTTGAATTTGATTATTTATTTTTTCTACGACACCGGGTGTCTCCAGTGCCTTCTTGCTCATAACGAAATAGTAACACTTTTCTCGGATGCTGTCAAGAGGAAAGTGAAGAACCTCTTCTCCATTCTCAGGGTTTACCATGCCAAAGCTAGAGATTCTGTTGACTTCCGATGGTGTCTCTACATTTGAGAATAGACCTTCGGTGTTCTTAATGTAATTAACCATGTGAAACATCCCTGCTATTGTGCTGGCAACATAGTCTTTTTTCTGTAAGAAGTTGACTTCTGCCTCTTTTAGAACCTCTAAGACATCATAAAGATAAATTTTACTAAACACTCCTGAGCGAGCTAACTCCTGTAGTATACCACAAGTCATTCGCTCTCTTAACTTTTGTTTGTTAGATAGAAAGTTTTTTTCAGGTCTAACATAGTGAATAATAATTTTTTTATCTTTGATCCTCTCTAAGATTCTAAGTGTTGCTCCGGTAGTCTTACCGCCTCCGAACAAGAACACATGAACAACATTATGCCCTACTTTTTCACTAATGTCAAGACTTGTTTTCTCTTCGTAATCCTTGATTGTTTCCTGACTATCAATTAAGATTTGCTCGACATTATTTAATTGTTCTTTAAAGCTAGTGTCAATCACTATGACATCATAAGCTTCATGCTGGGCTAACTCAGCAGCAATCTGACAGCCGCCAGTTCCAATTCCGATTACCTGCATAGTTCTTTCATTTCTCCGTAGTTCACGCCAGCAGCGATGTTAACCTTAAACTCACCAAAGTCAGTGTTGCCGTAAGTCTCTACAAGATCTTTCAAAAGATCTCTGTCTTCCTCGTTATAATCGATTAAGACTGAATCGTGAATGACTGCTGTAATGTAGCTTTTCCTGTTGTTTAGTAGCTTATCTAACTTGATTGCTTGAGTTAAACACACATCAGATGCCGTACTCTGAATTAGATAGTTTAGAGCATGGAAATCATCGCTAGGAATCTTACGATCAAAAGGTGTAGTGATGATGCCATCCTTGTAGTAGGTTGACAAAATTTTATCCTTGTTGTAGAATCTGGACATTAGATGATCTTCAGAGTTGGGATTATAAAGCCAAGCAAAAGCCCGCTTTTTCGCTTCTGCTCGGGTTCCCAACCCCCCAAAGACATTATTAATGTTCCACTCGTGGATGTCCTCTTTCGGCTGCTCTACGCCGTTTAGAGCCTGTAGAACACGAAGCTCATTAGCATTAAAGTCTAGTTCTAAAAACCAGTGATTGTGCGGTTTTAGAATGTGACGAAACCTTTTATCAAAAGCCAAGATTGGAAAGCTATTTTTCTGAGTAGATAGGCGACCGGTCTTGGACTTGAAGATGTTGTAGCTGATTTTGTCACTGCTGTTTAAGAACTTTTGAACGGCAACAAAGTCAGTCTTCTTCATAAATCGCTGATTCAGCTTACTTTTATCAATGATTAGCTTTTGACCAGAAATCTTGGTTAGAAGCAAGTTAACTTCTTTTAAAAAAGAATAGTTAGCAGGCTTACTAAAGTTTTCAAACACAAACTTTGTAATCTCAGTCTTGTCCTCATAGAAGTCTGTGAGGAACTTGTCTGGAACTAGATCATAGAAGCAGTGGTCGTCTAGACTGACCTTAGCCTTGCCTAGTGACTTGATAAACGACTTCATTCGCTTGGTGGAGTACTGCCACCTAGAGTGGAGGTGGTCCGGTAGTGGTACGTCATCAATACTATCTACCCCAGCATAGAGCTTGGCATAATCTACACTCTCAGACATAAAGTTAGGAGAGCTATCCCAAGTCTGGGTAAAGCCATGTCCAACATCTTCTTTGTAGATTTTGCCGTCACTGTAGTAGCCGACACACTCAATCTTGTTATCAAGAATCTGAAAAATCATTTAAGTAACTGCTGTCCTCACCAGTCCTCTTGTCGAACTGATCTTGTGGGGACATCATAACACCACCATCGAGTCTTGTCAAGTTGTTTTGGTTGAGCGTAACGTCTCTGTATGCGGCTGTTCCTAGATTGTACTGAATGTAATCAAGGGCTTTTGATAAAGCTTGCTTCTCATTTTTGCCTCTCAGAGCTGCATAAATAGCTAAAACATTTTTGAGATGAAAGCCTCTTTTCTTTCTATCTACTTTTAAACCAGACTCGGCAACCCTAAAATCATAAAACAATTTTAAAATTTGTTCTGTTTGTTTATAGTAAGCTAACTTATTATTTAGACTTTCTCTTGGCGGTGCTACTTGCCTATCTTTAAATGTATAAAAAATACCTGCACAATTAGATTTACCTTGTCTTTGTTCTTTATATCTTGGAAAGGCTTGAATAAATGTTGTATAAAAAATAAATAATTCATCATAAAATTCATTAAAATAATCTACCAAATCCAATCTTTCATAAAATAAATTAAAAAATTCTTTTAACCCAACTGATCTATTTTCCGTTGTTACTTGTTCTTTAATAAAAGGTTCGGACTTTTTACTTGTAATGTTAAAAACTAATCTCCAAGGAACATTCCTATCGATCCTAAAACCATACTTGCCACACAACTCTTCGAATAATTCAAAATTAGTATCATTTACAAACTCAAAAGCTTGTGAATCATCTCCATATTCACCTTCAAAAATTTCAATTGCTAAACCAGCGTTATTTACATTAATCTCCCTTGATTCATGAAGACCAATTCTAGTAAATGCTTTTCTTGTATCTTTTATGTACTGTAAAAATAATTCAACAAAAGTATCAAAATCTTTAATTATTTGTGAATCAGATAAGCCAACAAGTTGATCGTTAAAAAATTGCTCATATAAAGATTGAAGATTATCTTGATAGTTTATTGTAGGACTAGTCCAACCTTTTACTGGTGTTAAAGTGTTAGTAAAAAATTCAGATGTAGAATCAAGGTAACCATCAAGGAATAATGTTTCATAATGTAGTCTCATTTTCTTAAACGCCTGCGAAACGAAACTTAAACATAAAATAATTTCATCATCCTCATCTTTAGATACTATTTCTAAAAAAGATTCTTTTGGATAAACAACTCTACCTAGTTCATCTACTTTACCATAGAGTGGTACATCATACCATAAATCAAACTGTCTCTCAGTCTGTTCGTATAAATTATCATACAAAACTCTACTATTATAGAATTCTTTAGTAGTAGAATTGTTATTAGCGCTTGGAGTGTTTGCCATTAAATTGGCTCCTTAATGTCTTTATACAAATCATTTTGTGGTCGCAAATCATTACTAGTTTTAGTTTCTGGAGTAAAATCACTATTCATTCCATTCGCTGCTAATACAGAAGCATCTAATTTGAACATGTCTTCTAGATATTGTACAACACTAAGCTTTAATCCAATTGGCGGAATCATAGCTTCCACAATTTGCTGAGTTACATCGGTTCCAGACTTTCCTTTTTCAGCGGCTGGGTTGAATACCCAGGTTCCTGCAAGGCTAGTTTCATAGTTACCAAGAGAAATACTGTCTGAAACACTCTGAATAGCATAATAACCAACAATGCCAGGGTCAAAAGCATCTTTATCAATTCCAAGAGGGTTTGCTGGAACTGTAAAAAAGCCGCCCTTAAAAAATATATTATTTCCTATTGTAGTAACATTAGCGCTGTACTTGTATTTTAAGATTACTTCTGCTGAATCTACAAGGGATTCAGCCCATAACGCAGTTCTTAAACCAGGAAAATCTTGTGAATTAAATGAAATGTTTTTCAACAAGCCATCATCGGCTCCTATCTTTACATGTGGTGAATTATATCTTAGGTCTTGTACCTCATCAAATGGTGGGTTGACTGAAGATAGATTTCTTAAGAGATAGGGACTGGTAGCTGGGCTGCTAATACTTTTTAATGGAGTATACAATACAACACTTTTTAAATCTAATCTAGATGGATTTTGATTTACGGTCTTTAGTTTAGATGAAAAATTCTTTAAGGCAGTTTTTGAATTTGTTTTATAGATTTCTCTAAATAATGCTACATCTTTTTGATTACCAGTCATAGTGGTGGAGTAAAAAAATGGTTTTATTGTTCCGATGTTGGTTCTACCAAATAATGAATTATTATTTTCGTTAAATGTTCTTGGGATTAAATCAGACATTATATCATCAAGAAAGTCGCCAAAGCTATAAATAATTCTATTCTTTGAAATGTAGTTTCTGTAATACCATCTCTGAAATTCGTCTACAGAAATCAAAACATCGCCTATGTTTAAGGAATAGTCTTTTCCAAGAGCTTTAGTTTTTATGTTGCTTAACCCAACAAAAGGAGCTTGATTCTTTTTGTAATCTTCTTCCAAGTTTTCATAAGCAGCAGCAATTAATGCCCTTACAGAGAAGAAAGCAATGTCACCAAACGTTTTATCTTTATTGCTTCTTGTAGCGCCTATTGGAACGTTTAAAATAGAACCAATTGTCTTGTCTAGAACATTTAATGCTTCGTCCCCTGTTTTCCCTCTAATTTCTTCAAAAACGATGTTGTCTTTAAATTTATCTGCTGATGAAATCGAGAACGAATTAGTGGCTAATAGTGTAGAACTATTTCCAGCAGTACTAGCACTTTCTTCTAAGAATAAATTTGTTTTTATTTTAAACTTTCTTGTTTGACCTTCTTTTGCAGAATCTGCTTCAAAGTTTATTTTAAATAAATCTTTATTTGTTGCAATAGTGCTCACCAGTGTTTGCTTAATTAAAGGAGAAAGTTGATTTTTTAATTTATTTAATGTTTTTCTTTGTTCTCTTAATTTATTTTCCAACTCTCTTTTCTTTGTTTCAAAATTAACAACATCCTTAGAGTTTTGTGAATTACCAGAGACTTTTTTAGCCATCCTTCTTCTTTCGTTTTTTGTTTTTAATACTCTTAATTGCTGTTCAATCTTATCAGAAGACTTAACAAGATCTTTATAATTTCTTAATAATGTTTTTGTTGATTCAGATGAAGCAAAATTTCCAATCACAAAGTCGCCTTTTGGAATTGACACGTCTGACTTTTTATTAAAGAGATCTTGATCTTGTTGTGTTGTATAACTTCCGCCCAACCTAATTGAACCATCTTGCTCAAAATTAAAACTATGTCCTTTGTATCGAAGAATAAATCTTTTCTTTTCTTTTAATAAAATTTGAGTTTGAATTTTTGGTGGAATAATAGTTGGATCAGTAAATCTTGAGATACCATAGCCATACTCTAAGACCAACTCTTCAAGCTTTGGAGATAAAAAGGAAATTGTTTTAATAAAGCTAAAATCTTCTAAATCATCTATCTTTTTCTTTCTTGTTAAAACGTTAATGTTTTGAAAGAAGAAATTTATGTCAACATTAACGCTGAGTAAGTTTCCAATTGCTGGGAAGTTTCTCTTTACATTGATGGATTGTATACCTGCTCCATCACCTCTAGCAAATTTACCACCTAGTATTTTTTTGCTTTCATCTTCCAAAGTTGGATCGTATTCATCTTCTGTTGAAAAAGATTTGAAAGGAAATACAATTTCTCTCCATGGATCATTTTCTTTCTTTCTGTATCTATAAATTAATTTGACATAAGGTGTCATAGCAGCTAACTCATAAGAACTAAGGTTAGACATGAATTTTAAATATTCTTCATGCTCTTTTAGCCTTCTAGGGTTTGCTGGTTTATTGGGGATAAATCCTTCTTCAAAGTCTTGGTGATGATCTGGGTGAATACTAAAAATTTTGTTTCTTGTATTAGCTCTGCCATTAATTATTTTTTTATAAACTTCATCTGATAGTCCAGGGACAGAACTTTTTTCAAAATGGTCATCATATAAAATTCTAGCAAGGGCACTTCTTTGTGAGTCGGTATCGCCTCTTTGTATTTGTGGCGTTAAAACCTCGTTTAAAAAAGTTTGTCTTGATAAGCCTCCCGGCACTATTGGGAAAAAAAGCTGTAATGATGATCCTAAATCTACTGTCATTCTTATAATCCAATTATGCTTAATAACTCATCTAAAAATAGTGGCACTAAAATAGTTTCACCTAATTGAACGTGTTGCTCAGTCGGCTTTTTATTAAACCAAGCAATAACCCACCAGTATTCTGGGTTATTATAATACTTTGAAGATAGTTTGTAAAATCTATCTCCTACTTTCCAGGTAATTGCGATTGTTTCTATTCTATCATAGATTTCTTGGTTAGGGTATGAAAGTTTGTTAACGCCTGTTTGTCTTATACCTTGTTCTCCAAATCTACCTTTAAATGTTTTACGATAGCCAGATGTGGCGTTTATAAACTCTACTAAATTATTATATCTAGAAACAGCCATTATTTAGCTCCCGTTATTTTATTTATAATCTTATTTTGTTTAGTTCCATTGCCATTAGTACTACCCGGCAATTGAGATGTAGTTGTGCTAGTAGCACTGGTGTTGGCGCTTCCTTCTGTTTGCTCCTTAAAAAATGAGGTGCCGGATGAATCCAATGAGTAAGGAAATTCACTATTGCCTAGGAATTCGCCTCTTTCATTAAAACCGGGAGTTGATTCGTGTAAAACACTCATGTTAAAAGAAACTTCGTATGTTTTAACATAAACTGCCCCATCTCCATTACCAGCATCTATTAGGAAAATTCCATTTGCCTCTAAACCATGCGTAATGTTAATTGAGCCATTAAGATAACCTAGTAATCCTCTTGATGGGTTTGTATGATCGCAAATAAGATTAGCAAATTTTATTCTAATAAGAGGTGGCGAATTAATTATCTTAGTTTGCTCGTTTTGTGTATTTAGATACGATGGATAAAGATTTTTTACAACTGTGTTGATATTTGACAAGATTTCTCTAGCGTGCTCCTCTTTATAGGCAGGCATCATTAAACTAAAAGTTATTGATCTAGAGGTACCTTGATAAACTGGAATTGGATCAACACGACCAAATACATCAATTGTATTAAACTTTGGATTAAAAGTGTCTTGCAAATTCTTCATGTACGCAGGAAAAGCAATACTTTCACCAGTAGTTGGAAATTGTAAAAACACATTTGCAAAGGGATACTTTAATCTTAATTCGCGCTCTTCATTTGAAGCGTATTTAAGTTTTTCATCCTCTTGGAGAGTTTGTTTCAAAAATTTTAAAGTATCCGCACGATTATGCAATTTTATTTCTCCTTAATAATTACAAACTTATGGAAGTAATCTCTGTCCTGTCCCTGGTGTTCTTTGTGCTCTAGTGTTTTTATTTAAAGCTTCTACTTGGTCTTTCGTTGCCTCTTGATAAGCAATACCGTTTTTCTGAACGGAAGTTGCAAATTGAGATACTTGCGTAGTAAGTTTATCAACTTCTGGGGCAAATTTTTCCAAATAACTCATTGCTTTTTCTATACCTTTACCAGCTAACACTACTTTTGCGTCAGTTAGAGATTGTGCTAATTTTTCAGCAGCAATAGTTATACTTGAAATCATTTTATCATTGGCTGTTTGTACTTTCTCTGTACGAGTTGTCATTTCTCTTGCTCTAGCTGCCTGTTCTTCAACGCCCATTGCAGCTAAATTAGTAGTTCCATCAATAAACCTTTGAATGTCTGCTGTTTTATCTTTATTAATTAAAGACCTAACCATACCAACATCTACGCCAAGCTGCGTTGCCAATTCTCTTAAAATGGCTCTTTGACCCAAATCAGACATTCCACGAATTCGATCACCAACTTGTCCAACTTGTTCAGCAATGTATCGCATTCTTTCGGGCTGGCTCATGAGAGTAGCCTGAACCGCGTCAAATGAACCACCAAGGTTTGAGAGTAACATGTTTAGATTACCACCAAACTCCATTCCCTTATCTATGGTTTCAAAATTATCTGTTAGTTGAGTTAACTGACTTACATCCGTTCCTAATCTACGAGCCACTTGTTGAAAAATAGTAAATTTCTTTAAAGCTTTGTCAGGATCCAACTCTACAAAGAATTTTCCTGCTGCTGAGGCGAAATCACTAAATACTTTTGTTACTGGCTGTCCGGTGTCTATGGCAAATTTTTGTAGTCTTCTAGAAAAAACATCTGTTTGGTTTGCAGATAACTGCATTCCTGTGTCTAGTTGATTAATTACATCTGTCGTAGTTGAAATGCTAACGCCAAATTTTTCATTAATAGCCGCTATTTTCATAAGAGCTTCTCTTTGTGCGGGATACCCAGATGAAATAGTTTGAGATAATCTAGATTGATACTCTACAAAAACTTGATTTAGTTTATCAAAAGTAATGTAATAATTGGTTAAAGCATCTTGTTGTCGTCTAAGTTCTAAAATAAACTTTCTTCCATCAACGCCTGACTGGTTTAAAGCTATTCTATAACCCTCAATCCTGTCAATAACGCCAGACAGAGGTTTTAATAAAGTATTAAAGGACCTGATCATGCCTTCTATTGAAGTCTTAGTCAGATCTCCTGCTGAATTAGATTTTAATAGGTCGCGCGTTGTGTTGCCCACTTGTTTACCTAGGGCTGTCAGCGTTTCTTCTAAAACTGTAGCGCCACCGGTAATGTTTTGAAACGCGCTGTATGTTTCTCCAAGAGCGCCAGTTAAGTCCCTTGTTAAACCAGATGTTTTATTAGCTGTACTTTGAGTGCTCTGAAATTTCTGCGCAGCTTTTAATAACGTGTCTCTTTGTTTTGTATCAATCTGTCCATTACGAGCAAGCGATCTAATTTGGTCTGCTTTTAATTGCCCATTTAAAGCTCTAGTAAATAATTCAGTAAGTTGATTCGGATCTATAGCCATAGGTGTGTTTTACCTCTCTATAATTAGATTAGTTATTAGTTTTATTAATCATTTCATGATACTTGACTAATTTATCAAAAAACCAATTTCTTAAATTAATAGGAAGGGAATAAGCTTCAGTAAAACTAAAATTAGATTTTAACACCATTAAAAAGATTTGCTCATAAACAGAACTAAAATAATCACTCGTCAGACCAAAAAAAGTTAGCCCCAACGGGCACACCTCCTTTGTTTAGGTGATCACATTTTTCGCACTTCTTTTCATAGGAGAAGTCTACATCTGGACTAAACTTAACATACTGGGATTTTAAAAATCTTGAATCTTTTAACAACATAGATTGTGCAAAAGTATTAATAGTCATTGGACTATTATCGCCATCAATTGACACTATCATCCTTCTATGAAGTTCTACACTTTCATTTGGTTGAATGCCGTGCTTCTTCTGTTGTTCTGTTGATTTAGTAACTTGGCTAATGTCCCCAGAAGTCATTATTTTAAATTCAACTTGTTTCTTAGATGCTGGTAGTTCTACGCTAACTGTATTGTTATCGGTTACCTTATCTAAATCGATTTGAATTGACTGTAAATCTGTTAAATCAACCGAGCATTCTAAATTTTCATAACAATTGAGGCATAGTATTGCAAAATTATAATCACTGCCGTATGAGTTTTTTCTAGCATTAATTAAAATAGCATTTCTATCCCCTGGCAATAGAGTAGTAGAATCAACCCTGTCGATTGCAACACTTTCTATTAATTTATCAAACATAACACCGGCTTTGGCATAAGCATCGGAACTTAAAATGTCCTCTTCTCTTGTTGTCATATAACGAACTTCTATTTTTTCTTTATTATGCCAAGGATGGTTTTCTGGATAAAATAGTCCTTTTGATGGTAATTCAACAAAGTCTGTTGGTACTTGATACCCTGTTGTTGTCTTTGGTTGTTGTTGTGGCAGGGGTTGTTTAGCGAACTTCTCCTCTTGCTGCTTCATAAATTGATCTAGAAGCTCAGGAGGGATTTGAGTTCTTCCCTCATTATTTCTCATTTAAACCTCTTAAAATAAACCTTGACCAAGCTCTAACTTAGCCCAATCATATTGTACCGTAACTGTAACATCTGTTAAGCTATCATCCGAATAAGAGTTCTCGCTAAACTTAACTGCTGTTATCATACCATTATAAATTGTCCACGTTTCAAATGTAGATCCATCTGGTTTTAATGAAACAATTTTTAAATTACCCAAAGCTCTAGTAAGATTTTCTTTCGTTAAATTTCTAGTTCCAAAGGCAGCATCTCTCGTTGCATCCAACGGATTTAGTATTGCTGTTAGCGCACTAGATCCAGCAGAGGTATTTACATCATCAGGATAGTAGTATGAGTGAGCTAATAATTTTGCCATAACATTGCCGCCCACTGATCCGACAGTATCCCCACCATAAATTTCTTTAATAGTAAATGAGATTTGGTCCCATTTAACCCTAACTGGGTATCTTACAACATGATCTAATAAAGTATGTTCTTGAGTTTGAACTGTATATGAAGGGCGATCAATACGGCTAATGTAAAAAGCAGGAATGTCATCAATTAATGCTACAAAGCGAAACTTTTGTTGTGCATTAAATTGTAAGTCTCTACTGAACAATTGTGATTGTCCATTAAAGACTGTGTATTTGGTTAAATTTCCAAGTGTGCCAGCCATACTAATATAATTAGTTCGACTCTAAATTATTCAGTGGGACTGAATGTTTCTAGTTCAGCCCAGTCATAGGCAATTTGAAGTTGAAGCTCAATTAAGCCTTCATCGCTGTAGCTCATTTGATTGTAAGCTACTGACTTAACCCAAACATTATTAAGTCTCCAAGTTTCAATTGTTTCACCAGCAGTATTGAGAGTATCAATTGTAACTTGACCCAATTGATCAATAAAGTTAGATTTGCCAACTGACTTTCTTAGGTAGTTAGGATCTGAAGGTGAGCCGCTAAAATCACCAGGGTAGACATAACCAGCATTTCTTACAAGAGCTAATAGACGACTTGAAACATCAGGATCAATTGGATCTACTAGGTTAATGCTAATATCATTCCAAGTGACTCTGCCTGGGAACTTAAAGTCGTGAACCAAAAACTCATGCTTAGCTTCGCCAACTGTAACGGTTGGTCTGTCCGTAGTCTTAACAACATAGGCTGGGATTCCTGCGATGTTAAGAATAAACTTATATTTTCTTTTTGGTTCTGTTAGTGGGTTTGCCCAAACTGGAATTGCTGTAGCCATTTATTTTTTGTCTCCTAAACCTAAATAGTTTGTCCTTAAATTAATCATCGAAAGATGCCCCAGTGTTGGTGATGATGAAGTCTAGAGCGATGTATTCAATTGCTCTTGCTGGCTTGATGAACAGCTTGGCATACAAGATGTTTTGGTCAATCAAGTCAGGAGTTGTTGTAGTTTCATCTAGAACCAACTTGTAATCAGTTAAACCAAAACGAGTCTTAACATCAGTTAAGAATGGGATTGCTTGATTCTTGAAGTTATTCCAAGTATCTGGTACATTTGGCTCAAATAGAACACCGTTAGAGATTCTAGAAATGCCTCTCTTGAGGAACACTAGAAGTCTGCGAACATTAATTCTATCTAGGGCTGATCTCTGAATCTGTAGTGTCTTCTGACCGAAGATGACTACACCCTCATTTGGGAATGTAGCGATTGGGTTAACACCAACCTCGTATAGATCATCTCTGTCGTCCTTGAAGAGCTTGAGGGCTGTAGAGACGACTGGGAGTCCAGACACACCAGAGGATAGACCACCACGGTTAAAGCCAGCAGGGGCGAACCATGGAGCTTGTACACGGTCTGTGTAGGACATTGCACCTAGAGCAGCAACTGAAGCTGGCACCCAAAGATCTGTGCTGTTGATATTATCGCGAACCTTTACCCATGGGAAGTAAGTTGCAGCATAGCTTGAGTTTGTGCCATCGCTCTTTCTATTTGTAATGTAAGTGTTAACATTGCCATTGGTTGAGCTATTAGTGCTGTAGCGGTAATCTGCTGGTGGGACATAAGAACCTTCGTATTCGATTACTGCTAGAGCATCTGCTCTTTCTTCAGTGTTGGCTACTAGTTTGCTGTTCAATGAACTATTGTTCATGCCTGGGACAGCGATAACATTGTAAGAAACCTCTTCTGGATTCTTTACTGTGTTAATTGCTCTCTCAAGTGTAAAGTACTCGTAGCTGTTCTCTTTGTTGTTAACTGCGATTTGACCGGGAGCTAGTGGGTCTGATACTGTAATATCAAAACCATCAGTGCCTCCAAAGAACAATGTAGTTAGACCAGGGGCACCAGTGGACAATTCTAAGATCTCATTTGAGCCACTTTTTGCTGATAGTGAAGCACCACCGGAGCGGGCATCGTTAGCATAAACTAGAACTGATGATGTTCCTGGTAGGGAGTTTGTTGCTCCACTGTATTTTACATTGTCTAGAGTTGTGATAAATGAATAATCTAGGTATGAGCCGGAATCGTACTGTCCGCTAATTCCGGCTGGTTTTATTCTTGAAAGATCGATAACATCTTCTCTTACCAAGTTAGCACCATCATCTCTTACACTTACACCAAAGTTAGCTACTCTGTAAGCACCAACAGTGGCTAAGTTAGCTGTAGCTCTAGTTTTTGGTGCTGGGAATGTGCAGAGAAGACCACCCGCTGGAACCTCGGCAACAACAGCGGCGATGGCAGTATTGCCATTCATTTCATTGCCAACCAACAAGAAGCGGTTGCCACCACCGGGGAGTGTCACTGATGACGCGATGTCGTGAGGCTTGTATCTTGTTGGGCCTGTAACACCGTATGGGATCAACGTTGCCTCAAATCCATCAGCGTATTTACTATTAACTTCGACTCTTACATATTCAGATCGGTTATCATACTCACCATTTTCAATGTTTCTGTTTGTAGCTTCATCATAAGTTACATATTTTGTACCAATCTTTCTAAGCAAGTAATCATCATCATTCTTGTTGAGAGTACAGTCGGTAAATGATTCTACAATCTGCTTGCTAGTATCTGTGTCGCCAAGCCTTCTTAGAACAACATTGAATCTGTAGTATGGATCGACATTGGCATCAACGGGTGGTCTAATGTTTTCAATTGACATCTTAAGATTCTCTTGAATCCACTGACCGCTGTTTAGTCCAACTAATCTGAATAGTTTTTCAACACGACCACTATTAATGTTAGCAGTCATGTCACTACTAAATGAAGCTGTGTCGTTTGATTGGTCTTGGCTGATAACCCAGCCGGACCTCGGCACAGAGTTATCTTGATCTAAGGCACCGATTCTAAAATCAGAAGCGCTCTTTCCACTGGCTCCCAAGCCAACAATCATACCCCAAAGATCGCCACCAGCATCTATTGCTGTTCCGTCGCCTTTTACCAGACTATTCTCAAATGTTTCACCTAAGCAATAGCCAACTGGATCATTAGCTGATTGTCTTCCTAACAATGTTGGGTTTGTGTTGAATACTTTTCTTGCAAACACTGAACTGCTTTTCTGCAAACTAAACTTAAATTTAGAAGTGGGTAGCGGCTCTGAGGTGTTCCCAGTTCCCTGGAACTGCGCTGTAAACTGACCATTTGCATCACTGCTAATAAGTGTTGAAGTCTTTAATCCACTAGAAGCGGGAGTATCAACAAAGTTGCCACTCAACTGGATTGAACCTGTTTCTAAATACCAAACGGCTGCTAGAGTACCAGTTTGGTAAGCTGCACCACCAGCACCAGAACCTGACTCCCATACTAAAAGACCATAAGCACCACCCTCGCCAGTACCATTAGAGGCCGATGTAATTTCACCAACTTGCCAACCAGCTTTACCAGTTGTTGTGGCATCATCAGAAGCAACACCTAATGTTCTCATAAATGTAAGGGCTTCGCCGTTTCTTAGCCATGACTGTGCTGCATAAGTTGCATACATTGGAGAAGTGTAATTACCTTCTCTCCATACATCGCCGCCTTGACCACCGGCTACTGGCTCACCAAAGGTAGCTACAAAATCTGAAAAGCTTCTTACCTCTACAGGGGTAAAAGCTGGACCTCTTGCTGCTCTACCAATTACGCACGCGCCAATTGCTGGCTCGTCTGC